ATAGTCCTGCAAGAAACTTTGCAAGAGGAAACATCTTTGATGATGATTTAAAAGTAAGTTGGTATGGAATTTAATAAGAAAGGATTTGATATGAGAACATTTAAAATAGAAGATAACTCAGTTTTTGAGGGTTTAACTGCAACAGTTAAGGTGCCTGATATAGTAACAGAAACACAACATAAATTACAGTTTTATACTGATATGTTAAAAAAACTAGAAAAAATTAAAAAGAAAACGCCTGGAACTGGCTTTGCAAAAATAAAGTGCAAAGAAAAAATTGAAGAATGTGAAAAGTTTCTCGATAGAGTAGACTATATGGTTCAATTCGTTTATGATTAAAAAAAGACTTGACATACTATATGAAAAATGTTAAGGTAAAGTATAATTAAGAGGAGATATATTATGAGTAAAATGAAAAATTACATGATGACTATTGAAGACAAAGTTGATAACGTTTCTGGCATTATGGAAAAAATGCAAGAGTCAGAATCTCTAGTAGAACTTATTAATTTTGTAATGTCTGAAATTAAACTAGAAAGTGCTTATGCTCAATCTATTGCAAAAGATTATATCACTCAAACTTGGAATGAGTATTGGAGTGTTGTTTGATGGTTGAAACAAGATATCTCTGGGAAAAACACAGAGATGAATTTATAGAAAAAGATACAGAGTTGCCTAGAAAAAAACCTCAATATCAATATAGAGTTGGTATGACACAATCAACTGAATCTGAAAATGGTGTGATTTGGGTCAAGGTAGAAACTGCAGAAGAGCCTAAACAATTTTGTGAGTGGTTACAAAAGACGTATCCAAAATGGAATGATATCAATCATCACATGGTTGCATACAAAAAGAATTTTCCAGAGGAAACTTCATATCAAATATGGCTTAAAGAACTAAACAAATATGTTGGTATACCATTTGACGGTTGTTGTGATGATTTATTTGATTGGGAAAGAAACAAAGATGTTGGAGTAGATGAGAAAGTATTTGCACTAGAAAATGGTCATAAGTTTGTACCAATACCTGGCGATGATATTATACCAGATTATCAAGCAACATTTATGTTTATGAGAGAACCTAAATGGCACTATACAGTTGATGGAGTAGATTGGGAATGATTATATTAGATTTTAATGCACTAGCAATTAGTCATATTATTACACAACAAGTTGAGATGAATGAGGATTTAATTCGCCATCAGATTCTCAACAATATTCGTGTATATAGAAACAAGTTTAAAGATGAGTATGGTGAGATAGTAGTTGCCTGCGACTCAAGAAGTTGGCGTAAAGAATATTATCCTCAATACAAGGCGAATAGAAAAACAAGTAGAGATAAAAGTCCTATGGATTGGGACGAGGCGTTTCGTATAATCACAATGATTAAAGACGAAATTAAAGAAAACTTTCCTTACAAAGTTATACACATAGAACGGTGTGAGGCTGATGATATTATTGGTACTCTGGTAGAAAATACACATGAATTTGGAAACTATGAAAATGTAATGATTGTATCGTCAGATAAAGACTTCGTACAATTACAAAAGTATGACAATGTAAAACAATGGTCGTCAGTTCGTCAACAGTTACTAGAAGAACCTAATCCAAAGTTGTTTCTTATGGAACACATATTGAGAGGTGATACGAGTGATGGTGTACCAAATGTTTTATCAGATGATGATGTATTTGTAATGGAAGAAAAACGACAAACACCACTATCAAAGAAAAAGATGAGTGAGATTATACAGGAAGTCACACATCAACAAGAAATGCCTACACATGCATGGTGGTATAGAAATTATTGTAGAAATAAAAAGTTAATTGACCTCGCAGAAACACCTGATGACCTCAAGAAAGATATTATTCAAGAGTTTGAGAGTCAAGACCAATATTCAAACAAAGGTAAAGTGTTTCCATTTCTTGTCGCCAAGAGATGTAAGGTGTTACTTGAAACAGTCGAAGAATTTATTTGAATAAATAACTCTACGGCAAAAGGAGTATATAATGGCGAAATACGTTTATGAAGTTTTAGAAGAGGCCAGAAAGGCAAAAACTAAACAACAAAAGGTTAAGATATTGCAGGACAATGAAACGTTCGCATTAAAAGATATCTTAAGAGGTTCTATTGATGAGAAAATTGTATGGAATTTACCAGAGGGTGAACCACCATATAATGCATCTGACCCTCATAATCACCCATCAAATTGGTTGAAACAAAATATGCAATTGAAATACTTTGTTAAAGGCGGTGTTGGTGATAATATGCCTGCATTTAAAAGAGAGGCAATCTTTATAGGTTTATTAGAATCTATACACCCACAAGATGCAAAACATGTGGTAAATATGATTAATAAAACACCACCAAAAGGAGTTACGAAAGCAGTCGTAAAAGATGCCTTTCCTAACCTGTTACCATAATGCCTGTTTATACATTAAGAAATTCAAAAACTGGTAAGGAATGGGATGTCACCTGTTCGTATAAAGACTTGCAGTTTGAACTTAAGAAAAAGAATATCGAACAGGTATTGAAATTTCCAGGCATGGTTGGTACCACTAAAAGTAATCTGACACGAGCAGGTGGTGATTGGCAGGACTTTCTTAAAAATATGAAAAAGAAATCTGGTAGGGGTAATACAATTAATGTCTGATTTTATTCGTTATTATGATGATATGTTGACTAAAGAACAATGCGATAGTCTAATAGATTATAGTAATATACTTTATGATGAAAAAAATTCTTCAGTAAAATGGCAACATGGTGATAGAGATTATTACAGAATAAAAAAAGAAGCATATACAAAAGAACTGACTTATCTTGTAGAAGACACACTAGAAAAGTTATATAATAATTATAAAAATGACTTTACATTAGGTGAAGATTATAGTAAAATAACAAACAATTGGAAAATACATTACACTAAAGTTGGTGGTTATATTGATTGGCACAATGACTTAGGTGGAAAGAATGAAGAAGCATGGCGAAGAAAAATAGTTTTTATAATATATTTAAACGATTTGGACGAGGGTCAACTTCATTTTAAATATTTTCCAGAGATTGAAATTATGCCAAAAGTAGGAAGAGCCCTAATAATGCCAACAGGTTGGGTTTGGACACATAAGGCTGATAAATTATTTGAAGAAAAATATATACTAACAGGATTTTATTACGATAAGGAGGATAAATGCTAATAATGGATAATTTTAAAAGGTTGATATATAAACTTTTGGTTTTTTATCTAATAGGAGTTATATTTTGGTTGCTACTTACAGTACCAGCAGATGCAAAACATTGGAATACACCACAACCATATAATGTACAAGTTGAAGATATATACGAATGGCGATATATACCAGACAGACATTCAGTAGAAAAATGTAAAATAATCTATGAAGAAAATCAATCAAATGCTGAGAATGCTCTTAAAGGTGCTATTCTTGGTGCCATTATTGGTAATATTATTTCTGATGGTGACAATACTGCAACTACAGGTGGTGCTGTGGTGGGTGCAATAGCAGGAGCAGGTGTTGACCCTATTGATGGTGTAAAGAAAAAAGTATGTAACATTGAAAAGAAAAGAATTCAAGTGTACAGTCATAGTATGATGACATTTTGGTTATCAGATGAAAAATATCAATTGAGGTTTTATAAATGAGATATAGAGATTGGAACATAGGCGGTGGTATAGTAAAACAAGACGACAGGTATATTGTTTCTGATAATGTATTATTGAATCACATGGTCGTCAGTTCTACTCTATTACATCCTAATAAAAGCACAACTGGCCACAGACATAAAGGACAAGAAGAAGTCTATATTTTTATACAAGGAAGTGGTGAAATGGAAGTTGGTCTTGATAAATATGAAGTGAGAGCTGGTGATACAGTTCTAATACAAGATGGAAAGTTTCATAGAGTACATGCAGGAGATAACGGATGTTATTTTATATGTGTATTTGATGGAAACAGAATTACAAAAAAATAATGTTTGAACATGAAAAAATTGATATTGGATATGACGACTTGGTTGCAGAGACGAGTAATACTGGCAGACTATATATTACTCCTGATGGTAATTATCCTTCTGTTACTACAGTTCTAAGTATCATAAAAGAAGAAGTTATACAGGCCTGGAGAGCGAGAGTTGGTGCAGAAGAGGCCAACAGAGTTAGTACCTTTGCTTCTAATAGAGGAACTCTTGTTCACGAAATTATAGAAGATTATCTTAATAACAAAGATACATCTTCTTACCTACCTCACATACAACAATCATTTATCAACATAAAACCAATACTAGACGAACATATAACAAAGATATATGGTCTAGAAGTGCCACTATACTCCAAGTATCTTGGACTCGCAGGAAGATGTGATTGTATTGGTGTTTATGATGGTGTACCTAGTATCATAGATTTTAAAACATCTAGAAGACCCAAGAAGGCGGAAGATATATCTAACTACTTCGCACAAATGTCTGCATATGCAATCATGTGGGAAGAACGAACAGGTATGCCTATAGTCAATACAGTTATAATCATGGACGTTGATAATGACCTACCGATTGTATTTAAAAATCACAGAGATAACTATACAAAGTTATTAACAGACACAATAAAAGAATATAAAAGAAGAAAATTATTTCGATAAAACGCTTGACATACATCATAAAATCTGATACTTTATTAGTATATGATAAAGAAAGGAAAAGAAAACATGATGATATATGGTAAAACTATTCTCACAGACGCCGACGGTGTTCTTCTAAATTGGAGAGATGCCTTTGATGCTCATATGATGAGGCAACATGGATTGTTTGCTAAAGGTGATGTTAGAGAATATGACCAATCAAAAAGATTCGGTATCGATAAAGATAAAATGAAAGAATATATTAGAGAGTTCAATGCGAGTGCGAATATTGGTTTTCTTGCACCGTTATATGACTCTGTAAAGTATGTCGAAAAGTTCTACAAAGAACACGGTTATACTTTTGTAGTGATTACAAGTTTGAGTCTAAATACTTATGCTCAAAGACTGAGGACACAAAACTTGAAAAACATATTTGGTAATGCAATTGATGAAGTTGTTTATTTAGATACTGGTGCTGACAAAGATGAGATACTTGAGAAGTACTCAAAGATTTTCCCAGAGGCATATTGGATTGAAGATAAGATTCAAAATGCAATCGCTGGTCAAAAAGTCGGATTAGAACCTTTACTAGTTAAACACCCTCACACTAAATTGGAAGATACTTTTAATGTTCCAGTAATGCCAAATTGGAAATCAATCTACGAAAGGATAATAGGTGATTAATTATTTATTTTTTGAAACTTTAGAATTAAGATTTAAGTTCGAAGAAATGACTTCGGACTTTAAATTTATTGATGACAAAAATCGTTCAGACATAAATACTCTCAAATGGTTTGTAAAAGAAGGTTACAAATCCAATTCTTTAAGAGATAACTTTGAAGATGCAGAAGAGATTGCATTACAAATTATCGACAACTATAAGAGGGTATCCAATGTCAAAGAGTCTACAGAATAATTCTGCTTATGAGATTCTTGATGCAGACGGTGATGGTATAGTTAGTGATGAAGAAATGCAAAGAGCAAGAGAAATAGAAGAATTAGAATATCAAAAAATCCGACACGAAAACGAAGATAAAAAAGAAGACCAAATCAGAAAGATGGCTTGGTTTGCACTATGGGGTATCTTATTATATCCTATTGCAATTATTCTTTGTGCCTTAACAGGACAAGAACAAGGTGGTCAATTACTGGCCGATATCGCACCAACATACTTTGTTGCTGCCGCTGGTTTAGTTGCGGCCTTTTTTGGTGCAAATGCTTATGCGAAAAAGAATGGAGATACAACTAAAAAATAATGAAAGTATTTGAATATAAAAATTATAATGAATATGTGGAATCACAGAAGGAAGCAAATGAACATAAACAACATATGTCATTTGTAGAAAAGAAAACAATTAAAAAAATATTTGATACTTGTGGACCTAAAATCCAAAACATTTTGTGTCATGGTACTCGTAGAGGTCAAGAACAAGAATATTTTAAATATTATTATCCTAAAGCAGAAGTCATAGGTTCAGAGATAGGAATATCATCTTGGCCTATGACTGTTCAACACGACTTCAATGAAATAAGAGAAGAATGGATTGATAAATTTGATGTTATATACTCAAATAGTATTGACCATGCCTACGATATAGAAAATACAATTACGGTTTGGTCAAATCAACTTAATAAAAATGGTAAATTATTCATAGAGAAAAGTGTTAAATTAAATTCTCGAGCATGGGACCCTGTAGAAATTTCTGATTCAGAGATGATAGAACTCATTAAAAAATTAGGGTTAAAAATGTTTGATAGATTCGGTTCATCTGGATTAGGTGGAAGAGAAAAAACAATAGTATACGGTGTAACAAAATAATGAAACAATTGATATATCAGGTCTATGTACACAATAGGTCTAATCTTTATGATTGGTGTACAGAGTCCGTTGCAAATTACTGCAAGAAATATAATATAGACCATATCATACAAACGGAACCTATTCTACGAATCAAACCAGATGTTTTTCGTACGAATAGGTCTCAAGAGTCTTACGGTAAATATGGTGGGTATCTTCCGATATATGAGAAAGAAAATGCTTTTGATTACTTCGATAGATACGACCAAATCGCTATCATAGATGCAGATATCTACATCAGAGATACTGCACCAAATATATTCAATGAACTATCTACTGCATACTGTTTTGGTGCAGTTGCAGAAAGAGATATGCCACTCACACCAGACTATATCAGAAAGATACAAAACTATTCTCGTATGCAGTATGGTAATATGAAGAACATAGAATTCTTCTGGAATGATAAGGGTGCAGAGTTCTTTAATATGGGTATGATGGTAATGAACAAATCAATTACAAAGTACATCAAAGGAAATGCAAGAGAGTTTTTAGAACGTGCAGAGTTTCAAGACTTTATAGATGGTATGGGTGCGTGGAAATGGTCTACTGACCAGACACTATTGAATACTTGGGTAAAGAAGTATAAAATACCAACAAAGAATCTAAGTTGGAAATGGAATGGACTATACAAAGGTATAGATGACAATGCGATAGAGGGTTGTCATTTTGTTCATTTCTTTCTACGAGATAAACTACCAAACAAAGGCGAAGATATAGAGAGGTTATCAAATGAAATTTATCGCACATAGAGGAAACATCAACGGTAAAAATCCTAACAGAGAAAACAAACCAGAGTATATTGAAAAAGCATTAAAACTTGGTTATGATGTAGAAATTGATGTGTGGTATATTAATGGTGAATGGATATTAAGTCATGATAATCCTTTTGAACCTGCTTCTAAATCATTCTCTCATAAAATAAACTTTGAGTTTCTTGGTAAAAGAAATCTATGGTTACATTGTAAAAACATAGAGGCCATGATAAATCTATATGCGACTGACTATAATTATTTTTGGCATGAGAACGACAAATATACAATAACAAGTAAAGGTCATATCTGGTGTTTTCCAGACCAACCTGCACCACCAATGACTATTGCAAAAACTGTTGACGATTTATATGAAAACGGTATAGCGTTTTTGCATAATATGAAGAATAGACAAACAATTGGTGTATTACCAGAACTTAACGGAACAGATATATATCAGTATGATGCAATATGTACTGATGTGATTAAAAAATATGAACCTGAAGTACAAGATGAACAACTTGAGTTAAAGATACATGAATATAAAACTGGTACTGTTTGACCTAGACGGTGTACTAATAGATGCAAAGAAGATTCACTATGACGCCTTGAACGAGGCACTTGGTGATGAATATGCGATATCTGAAAAAGAACATACAAGTCTGTATGACGGAAGAAAGACCTTTGAAAAGTTAAATCTATTAACTGAACGAAAAGGTTTACCTTCATCACTTCACAAAGAGATATACGATAAGAAACAAGCAATCACAATGACAAAGATATCGGAGTTAAAACCGATAGATGAGATTGTAAAACTGTTTCAAGAGTTAGAACAACAGAACTATCTAATAGGTGTCTGTTCTAATTCTATTCGTAGAACAGTATTGACTGCACTTGCAAAGACTCAACTGATGGAATACTGTTCAGTAATCATATCAAACGAAGATGTAAAGAATTCAAAACCTCATCCAGAGATGTATTGGAAGGCTATGTCAATGATGACGGTGTTACCAGAAGAAACACTTATCGTTGAAGATAGTCCGCCTGGACTTCTAGCGGCAGAGAGGTCAAGAGCAAACTATATAAGAGTAGATAATCCATATGATGTAACACGAGAGAAAGTATTCTCAAATCTAAAAGGAAGTAAAATGGCGAATATTTGGAAAGATGAAAAACTAAATGTCTTGATACCGATGGCAGGTGCAGGGTCAAGATTTCAACAGGCAGGATATACATTTCCTAAACCTATGATACAAGTGCATGATAAACCTATGATACAAGTTGTTGTAGATAATCTAGGTCTAGAAGCAAACTATCATTTTGTTGTACAAAAAGAACATAGAGAAAAATATAATTTAGATACTTTCCTTAATCTTATATCGCCAGGTAATTGTGAAGTTATTGAAGTTGATGGTATTACAGAAGGTGCAGCCTGTACAGCATTACTTGCAAAGGATTTTATTAATAATGATAACCCATTGTTCTTCGCAAACTCTGACCAATTTGTTGAGTGGAATCCAGTTGAGTTTATGTATAATATGCAAGAAACAAATGCAGATGGTGGTATCGTAACATTCAAAGCAACACATCCTAAATGGTCATTTGCAAAAGTTGATGATGATGGATTGGTTACAGAAGTGGCAGAAAAGAATCCAATTAGTGATAATGCAACTGTAGGTTACTATTATTGGAAACACGGCTCAGACTTTGTCAAATATGCAGAAGATATGATTGAGAAAGACATAAGAGTGAATAATGAATTTTATGTTTGTCCTGTATTTAATCAGGCAATTGAAGATAACAAACAAGTCCGAGTATATGATGTTAAAGGTATGTGGGGACTCGGCACACCAGAGGATTTAGAGTACTACATAAATAACTACAAAGGTTAGATATGTATAGAAAAGACAATCCTATTGGAATACCCAATATAAGAAACTTCAAGATATCAGAAGCATCTGAGATATTCAATAAAATCTATAATGAAAGTTATTGGACACACGGTGATGGTTCTGGTAGTGATTCTAGACCTGAGATTGTCGCAGATTTATTTCCTATACTAGATGAGATATTTTTTAGATATAATATCACAACAGTTGCTGATTTAGGTTGTGGTTCTCATTTTGTATTCAAAGATTATAAATGGCCAAAATATATTAAATACACAGGATATGAAGCATCTACACTTGCTATTGAAAGAGCAAACAAGAATTGTAATAGAGATGACTTTACATTTGTAGAGTGTTCAGACTTCAATGAAATACCACCATGTGATTTTATATTTGCTAAAGATGTAACTTGTCATTGGCATGTAGATTTAGTACATGAGTTCGTTGATAACATCATTCCTAAATTTAAATATGGTGCAATCATAGGTGTAAGAAGGATTAACCTTACAGAGAAAATCAAAAAAGAGTGTACTCGCAGTTGGGAAATGAAAACAGCAAAAGGTAAAGATTATGGCGTATGGTTATTTTCAAAACTGTAATTGTGCATACTGTAAAAGAAATGGTGGATTCCCTCGTCATGTTTTTGTTAGAACGATAAACAGAAATTGGTTTGAAACACCAAAGAATGGTACAGTCAGTATTAAGTGGGGTTGTAAATTAAATCGTGTTGGTATACACGCCAAAAACAATACAGAGAAACCATCAATTGTGGTATATCGAGACCCTGTTGATAGATTTAGAAGTACATTTCTACATTACTTTCAAGAAGATGGTGAAAGATTTAAACCTTTACCTCATAAAAACTTTGGTAATGGTACAGAGTTCTTTAGTAATTTAGATTACAAAATTGAAGAATTATCATTACACGAACGTGCAGAAATCTTATTAGAAAATTTAAAAAAACTTGATACTCGATTTGAAGTTCATCACTGGTGGCCTCAAGTAGATTTCTTTAATACAGATGATATAGAAATTATACCTATGAGTAAAATCAATCAAACATTTAAAATAAAGTCAATACTGAATCAACAAAAAAAAGTGGATTTTGAGTTTACAAATGAACAAAAGAATGTTATAATGGACGTATATACAATAGATTATGATTGGTTTGAAGGTAAAATATAATGCAAGAAGAACAACGTTTAGTTAAATTATTGACAGGTGAATTGGTGTATGGTAATACAGGTGAGATAATAGATTACTGTAAAAAACACGAAACAAATGTTCAAGAAGAATATACTCACATCACACCATCAATTGTATCTAAACAATTTAAATATATAGGTGATAAGATACATCAACCGTATGCGATATCAAGGAGCATAAATTATTAATGAAAGTGGCCGCTTTATATTCTGGATTAGTTCGTGAGTTTAAAGATTGGGAAGAAAACCATAAACGAATAACCGAACATTGTGATGAGATACATTACACAACTTGGGAAGGTAGACCTACACCTGAAGATAAAGTTTGTGTTACATTTCCAGAACCAGAAATAAAATATAGACCTATGCAAGTTCCAGAGGCAGTTGAAAGATGGCCTCGTATGAAAAAACACATCAATAACGAATCACAAATGTGGTTGACTAAACAGATTGTCGCTCATCAGTATGCCTGCGACCATATTATTGCAGATAACTATGATGTAATTATTCGTATGCGATATGATATATATGTAGGTGACCACGATTGGAAAAAGTTTATTGACCAAGTTGCAAATGAAAAGGTTGTTATATCATTTGGTGGTTGGAACGGTGAGATGGATAGAAACAAAAAAATATGTGATGAGATTATTATACCAAGTGATGAGAATGGTGGGTCAAAGATGGACGGACAAATTCTTGACTTTATGAACATACACCCAGGCTACAAAATGAAAGATGGTATAAGACTTCATAAAGAAAGGAAACTTATGCCAGCAAATCTTGGTTGGCAACAAGTATTAGGTGACCCATACGAAGAAACGCCAATCAACTATGGTGGTGGGGTTATGTTACAAAGATATAGAGAAAAAAATTTACATCATGTGCCAGGAGGATTTTAATGAAAGTCGCAGTATGTTTATCAGGTATTGTTAGAGGTCAGATTGCATTTAATATTCAGAGATTGAAACAGGCATTTCCTAATGCAGATTTCTTCTATGGAACTTATACTGCAAGAGAAGAAGATTTACACTGGTTTCTCGGTATGGGTAACAATGATTATTATCTGTTTGATGAACCAAAGATGCACTATCACCCAATACTTGATGTAGAAGAAGTGTATACTCACAAACTCAAAACAATCAAAGAGAAAATGATAAAAGGTGAGATGGAAAAAGAGAAACAAAAAGTTGCACATCACACCAAACAAATATTAAGTCAT